CTAGGTTCTGTTCCCATTGAGGATTGCTAAAGATATCAAAGTAAACTTTCTGGTAAGCAAGTAAAGGGAGAAGATTGACCATCTGTGAAACTCTAAAGACCAAAGGATTCTTATCATCAGCAGAAGGTTCAAAACTTAAATAAGCCTTAGAAATAGCAGGCTTTGCTTTACTAGCAGAATCAATAAAAGAACCATAACCTAATAGGTCAAGAATCTTGCAGGAGCCGTAAACAAAAGGTAAACCAACATCATCGAGAGTGCCTGCAAATTGAGCTAAAGTTAAAGAATTAGATATAGATTGCAAACTAACAAAAGGAACAGAACCTAGACTTTCGGTATTAGTAGTAGAACTAGAAGCAGAAGTCATGTAATCCGTCATTTGGGTAAACGCCTGTGGAAGCGCACGAGAGATCAAGCGTAACGGCACAGCAAAGAAATCATAATACTCTTTGATGCGAGTATAAGCAGCCGTATTAACAGGAACAGTACGTGTAAACCAATCCGCAGAAATACGATAGGTATTGCCAGGGATACCAATCTGCCAATAACAAGGCAAAATTTCACCTACTTTAGCAGTAAACAATTTCTTACTGGACAAATCATAGGAAGAGCGATGAGTAGGAATTGACGCTCGATCTAAAGGATTAAAATCACTCATAATTAATTAAAATTAAATTAAACCATACGATTAAATATATTATTAGCATCATTAAGCTTTTTATGCTTAATCATATCACGACAGAATGTTGCACTACGGTACCGGAGTTGCTCAAGGAGCTGGACCGTATCACTTGAAACTTTCGACAGGACATCTGATTCTTGGCCGTTCGCAGGCAGAACAAACATACAATCCGAGAGTTCGGGGTATTGGGAACGAAGGTCATAGATACCTCGCATATTTTCATAATTCGCTTTTTTTTCATACTCTATGCCTGTTTTAATGATAAAATTAATACGACCAGAAAAAGCACTAATATCAGAGCCAAAGCCAGGGAGATGCCAGTTACGGAAAAACTTAAAGACATATAAGAACAACCTATACAACTTATTAATAAAATAATCAATATCGACATCACTAGAACAGTTAACAAACCTAGTAAGACACCGAGAAGTATGTAAAATGATCTTATCATCATCAGAAAGAATAGAGTTAACCTTAAGATATCGATAATAGGCACGAACAAGACTCAAGACAGAATCCTGATTATAATCTACAAATCCGTAACGCGCAATTCTTTGCGGCGTTCGGTGAACAGCAAGAAGTATTCGAGTAATCGAAGTACTATCATCATTGCAAGAAGACGAGAATCGGGGCAATAAGGTACGGATATACGACAGGGGTGGAGTTGACCGAACACTGATTCCGTTGAAATCATAGAGGCTTCCATTAACGACAGAATCGATTTTTTTTTCAATCTGCGCGTAAGGGTCTTCACTTTCAACGTAGTCACAACCTTTTTCAAAGAATCCGACAGACGCTCGCGACCTGGGTCTAAATGCGCGGCATGATCGATATAACAGGGGAGCAGAGCACAGGCTGTTAACGTAGCTCGCAACGTAGGAAGAAGCTCCACCAGCGGCAAGTTGGAAATCTGAACGACCGAATGTCCAACTCTTATCGTGACAGTATCGTAAAATCTGAGAGACTTTCTGCGAGTTTGTGAATAATAAGATATGATAATGCGGGCGGAAATGCACGGGTCCGTACTCACCCACAGCGTAGAAATGTAACGTTTCATAAGAACCTAAAGATTGAAACAAATATTTACGTAAACGTTTGATATAATTCTGAACATCAACATAGTTCAGGAAGGGAATAAGATTATCACGACCGTATTGTGCAGAAGCGGGATAATCCGTTTTGTTAACAACCTGCGTCTTACCGATAAAGCTACGAATAGCATCCATACTAAGAAACCAATTGTCCGTAACAGGTACATATTCCTTAATTTCACGGTCAAACGGCACAGTGCCTTGAACCTGTTCGAAGAATATATGACGCAACATGGAGTTATCATTACATTGATACTCGGAAACAGGGATATACTGATGATATTCATTTCCAAAATGAAGATCTCCTGAAATGCCTACGACATCTTCATATTCACTATGAAGAACCTTACAATTCATAAGAGGAATATGCTCATTATCATAAGTCAAAGTGACAAAATAAGAATACTTGAAAGCACTTCCAGCTGTCTTCACACGCATGGACGCTTTTTTAGCTTTCTTATGGATACAATAATCGCACTGACCACAATCTACGGCAATGCGTGCACCAGTATATCTATTCGTAATAAACGAACGATGCTGACAATGATCAACAGTCTTAAGCAAATCAGGAGAAAATTTCATATAACCAAGAGCCTGTAAAGGCAATAAATTTAAAAATAAACAATAAAATAAATCAGCCACCAAAAGAGCTAAGAATATAACCAAGAGCAGCAGAAACCGCGCCAATTATAATCTTCCAAATATTTTTACTTTTCATCGATTTGAGTTTTAAGTTCGACAAAATTATCCTCTTCCTTAATCGAATCCACAATAACAATAAGACCCAACGAAGATACTCGCTCAGAATAATATCCAAGACCATCGAGAGAATTGACAATATAAGGCGGAATAACATCACGACCAGTGTTTTTTTCTTTAACTGAGATAATAAATTTCTGCATAATTGTAATAATTTTAAAGTGTTAATAATGATTGTAACTTCTACATGGGGGCAAAGATATAAGTTTTTTATGTATTTCCAAATTATTTTTTAGAAAATGTGAGAACAGAACCATTTTGTGATGGAGTGTGAGTTGTGCGTTTATGGACAAGGGGAGACGAATTCGAGAGGGTAACTCGAATTTCCTTCGGACACAACTAGGGGCTTCGCTTAATTAACAGGTGGATGTATACAGAGGTGTATAGACACGGCAAGGCATGAATGACTTGCCTTTGCGCGCCGTCGCGCTAAAATACCGGAGCGGGGCGCTCCTATAAGGAAGTCGCTCCGCTCCATTTTTCGATCAGGCCCTACGCGGGCGGCGGGTGTATATCGCTCAAACGCCGCGATGGGCTTCTAGTCCTAAAGAATGTTAACTACCTGCCATTATAAATTGTAGTATTACGGGGGCCATAATCATTACGATAGATATTAGCACCAGGACGTAAAGAACCAACAAAATTACCAGCACCAGAAGCAATAGAACCAAGACCACGGGAAACAGATTCCCAATAATGAGTACGAGATTGTTTACGTTCTAATTCAGCACCATATTCGGCAGCCTTCTGTTGTGCCATAGAAGTTTTATACTCCGTATGCTTACGAAGCTTAACATTCTTAAAGTCATACGTACTATCACGATACTGCAACTCATAGGAAGCATTAGCGGCCTTAATCAAGGAGTCAGCAGTATCAGCAGCAATACGATTACTAATGTTCTTACCGGAAGCTTCCGCAGAGACAAGAATAGCACGCTGGATTTCAGTCAGAATTTGCTTCTCTGTCAAAGCGCCTTGATTCTGAAGATTAACTAAGGTTTGAGCCTTAATAAACAAATCGGCTTGTTGATTCTCATCCATATACCTATTAATTATACGCTGAGCCTCAGAATTAAGCAAAATCTGTGTCTCCTGAGCGGCAGATATACGTTCAGCGAACTGGGCGTTCTTTAGATTCTGCGCTTCAGTAGATTGGTCCAAAGCAGCAGATATACGGCCTGTTGTCTTATTCCAATAGCCTGAGTCACCAATCGCTAAATTCTTCCAATTAGTAAGGCCTCTATAATAATCTGATAATAAAGGAGTAACCGTATTATTCTGATTAGTACGAGACCTTGACTCATCAGCGGAAGCCTCTGAAGCTTTAGCCTGAGCAAGAGTAGCAAGAGATTCGAAAACACCAGAAAAATTAGGTCTAAACGCCTGCATACTAGGTACAGGAGCAGCAGAAGCAGCAACACCACCAGAAGCAGGAGAACGAGAAACACCAGCACCAGCAGAAGAAGCAATAAAAGGATTAAGACCTCGAGAAATCATAGCTTCAGGAGAATTATACTCATTATTCTTGTTCCACATTTCTTCCTGCCAATCACGTTGTATCTCAGCCTGTTTAGCGTTAAAATCATTCTGCTCTCGCATCATACGTAAATTGACTTTATTCTGATGATTTTGGTTAACCATACCAAGAACATTATCGGTAAGATTACCAACAGTAGAGGCAATCGCATCAAATAAACCCATTATTCAGAAGGGGCAGGGGCGGAATCCGAAGACGGCGCTGCCTCATTCTCTGCCAACATAGACTTAGCATAAGCAGATAATTCAGAATGCTCAAGAGCCAATTCTTGAAGAACAGCCTGCCGTTCCGACAGCGTTTGGCAATGTCGAGAAATAACACATTTAAACCGCTCCTCATCAGTCATACCATCCATAACAGTAGATCCAGTAGGATGCATCTGAGCAATGATATTCTGAACATTCATATCACCAAGCAGATTACGGTATTTTTCCTGATTCAATAAAATTTGGGTCATATCAACCTGAATCAAATCACCATCAGGAGATTCATCATACATAACCGAATCATAAACAGAAGGAGAATAACACGGGTGTCCTTCTACACTAACAGGGACATAATCATCCTGTTCAAAATCAGAATTTATATAAGCAAAATCTCTCATAACAAAACAAAATTAAAAAGGTAAACCATTTCTATCCAAGTTCTGAGCGGCATATACTTGGAAATTAACATTACATAGCAACTGATCATACGCAACACCTGAATGCGATCCTGAAACCTGTGGTAGAAAAATAGGATTCATTTGTTGAGGACGAACCTTCATAGATTGATAAGAAAACTTACCAGAAGAGGTAAGAACATCCCAACCATCAAGAGCAGCAGCCCAAGAACGATAAGCAAGACCTTTACGAAAACCAGCGTGAACGGTATCAATAGCAGACTTCCATTGCCAATAACGAAGATTATAACCTAAAGCACCATCAGCCGCACGACTCTTATCATTAATAAGATTAAGAGCGGGTACTGACTGCATGCCAAGCTGATCAAATGCAGGTTGAGGAAAGTCAGAAATAGAGGTAACAGTTAACTGAGGAGCTTGTCCTGATATATCCCAATCAAGCATAGGCACAGCATGATAAACAGCTATAATAATCTGATGCTCAGCACCACAACTATAATTAATAGTATGACCTGAATTAGAGCCAACGCCTTTACCAGCAATACTAGCCTGTGAATCCTGGTCATTAAGATTAGTATTAATTACTTCATTGATGTTTATAACATTGGACCAACCACCAATATAGTGGCAATGATTTCCCATGTAATCGGGAGCTTTAACACCGAATTGAGCAGCCATCTGATCAGAATAATCCTTGCTTGCGAATTGTACTACCTCTTTCCAACGCTGCAAATATTCAGTTGCACGAATTGAGAGGGCGGAAAGATCAGAGTTAATAGTAGCATAGCGAGTAGAGTTAGAGGTATTATTAGTAGTAACAGCATTAGAAGAAGCAGAGTTCATAATAGAACCAACAGAACCAGTACCACTAGTATAAGCATAAACACGGGACGAAGGATCAATAGGAGACAACACACTAGGCATAACAGCTACCGAACCATACTGACTATTAGGAAGCATACCCATAAAATAGTCTTTCGGATAATTCGCATAACGCAATTTAAACATATCCGGAGATAATGTAAGTTGACTTTTACCGTCCCAATAATCTACATTGTAAGAGTAAGCCAAATGTTTTTCCCATTGAGGATTGCTAAAGATATCAAAGTAAACTTTCTGGTAAGCAAGTAAAGGGAGAAGATTGACCATCTGTG